CTTATATAAAAATGTTTGCAGCAGAAGCTTGGAGTGATACCGCACAAGGTACAAAAATAACTATCGCAACAACACCCAATACAACTATCGTACCTGTTGATGCTATTACAATAAGTAATGCTGGTGTTGTCGCTTTTCCTGTTGCTCCATTAGGTTCTAGCAGTGGAGGTACTGGTGTAAATAATGGTTCAAGTACCATCACGTTAGGTGGAAGTCTAACGACATCCGGTGCATTTGCATCCACCTTTACAATGACAAATACAACATCTGTCACATTCCCAACGTCCGGTACATTAGCTACGACATCGCAATTTAATTTTCCCACATGGAATGATGTCAGTGGAACATCTCAATCTGCTGTTGTTAATAATGGCTATATCATATCAAATGCAGCGCAAACAACTGTTACGCTTCCAGCAACTGCTGCTGAAGGTTCAGTATTTGCGGTACAAGGTAAAGGGGCTGCTGGTTGGATATTGCAGGCTAATACAGGACAAGTCATACATCTAGGCAGTTCTGCAACAAGCAGTGCAGGATCGCTAACATCTACAAATTTATGGGATTCAGTAACAATTGTTTGTGTAACGGCAAATACAACTTTTGCAGTAACAAGCGTAATTGGAAATTTAACAGTCGCATAAAAGGAATTTATTTATGGCAAATGAAAGAATCACAGACTTGCCGAGCGCAGCATCAACCAGTTTGTCTGATATTATATACGCTGTGCAAGGTTATGTATCACCAGCGTTGCCTGGAACATCTGTACAAGAAACAGTACAGCAACTTTTAAGTTTAATTACTGCTGGTACAAATATTAGTGTTACTTTTTCTGGTGGAAATCTTGTTATCGCAGGTACTGGGTCAGCAAGTATCGGATGGAATAATGTTACAACTACATCAGTAAATATGATTGCAGATGCAGGGTATGTTGCAAATAATGCAGGTCTCGTCACATTAACACTTCCAGCAACTGCTTCCTTTGGAACTATTGTCTATGTACAAGGATTTGGAGCTGGCGGGTGGCAAGTTGCACAAAATGCAGGGCAGCATATTCAAGTTGGTGTATTGGCAAGCACAGTAGGAGCTACAGGTTATATTGCATCGACTAATCAATATGATTCTATTGCGCTTGTGTGTGTTGTTGCAAATACCGTATGGACATCGCTTGCAGGAATACAAGGGAACATTACTGTATTTTAATTAAATGGATTTTCTAACTCAGTATAAGGATATACTAACATGGCAACAAATAACTCAATCAATAATACTCTTGCAACTCCATTTACTGTCGGAGCAACCTCTGTTACGTCAACAGGAACTCAATTAAATTATCTGAATGCTTTAACATCTGTACCTATCAATAAACTTGCTGTTCAATCATTTGTTGGGTCTGGAACTTATACACCGACAGCAGGCATGGTTTATTGCATCGCAGAGGTTTTTGGATCTGGGGGGGCTGGAGGTGGTGTTGCGGGTGGTGCTTCTACTAATGCAAATGGAGCCGGTGGACAAGGTGGTGGGTTTGCTAAAGTTTTATTAACGGCTGCTCAAATTGGGGCATCGAAAACAGTAACAATTGGTGCGGGTGGTACGGCTGGATCGGCTGGGAATAATCCTGGGAATGCCGGAGGAACAACATCGCTGGACACTTTAATTTCGATTACAGGGGGAAGCGGTGGTTCTGGGAATCCAGGGGGCGGTTCAATATCAACGGTTGCAGGTGGTGCAGGTGCAGCAATTGTTACAGTTAGTACGGGTACAATAATTGCAAGTACAACAGGATGGAATGGTGAAAATGGAACTAGCACGACAACAACACTCGGCCCTATTGGTAATGGATCTGGTGGAAATTCACCTTATCAGGGCAGAGGTGGTTTAGGATTGGTTTCTCAAGGTACAGGCACTGCGGGAGGAACAGCGGCGGGCGGCAGCGGCGGATGTACGTCAGGCGCAGGCGCAAGCGTTGCCGGTGGTGCGGGTGGTAATGGCTATATAGTCATTACTGAATTTTTATCAAGTTAAGGAATTAATTTCATTCCATTCATTGCAAATTTGATCAATCTCATGTTCTAAATACATGCGGGCAGTTTTACTTTTTATATTGCAATCATTGCAAATAATAATGTAACTGACCCCATGTATTTCGACTTCTGGTTGTTTTTCACATTTGTAACAAGGCAATAATTTTATATTCATTTTCTTTTATCTAGCCTTTTAATATTTTTATGCTCCATTTTCTCATGATATTCTATTTCTTTTCCATGAGATTTAAACTTTTTTTCGACTTCTATTTTGCCTGATTTTGTGTTCTTGCCCATTAGTTCATCTTTACCTAAGTGACGTTCTTCTTTTTTCAATACTTCGTAACCTTTCGGATATTTTTTCTTCTCTGCTTTGGACGCTTCTTCATGAGCTGTTTTATAATTCTTTGCATGATAGGGAAATCCATGATCGCTTAATTTATTTACAAATACCTTTGACATAATAACTCCTTAAAGTGATGGCAATTGTCCAGAGTTGCACTGGCTATAGGCGTATAATGTTGAATGTCAATTGTCTCCATTATATCTTTTCAAGCTGCATTTTAATGTCTTGACCCAGCTAGTCGGGTAATCGTTTGCCTTGCGTGTCACTGTCCACGCCGCAATTGCCATAAACCATTTTTCCGACCTCAGCAAAATGGTGGCCTATTTTCCCTTCGTAGTTTTAGAGTCTGGTTAAAGACTTTTATCACGATTGTACGATCGCAAACTCCAGTATCGTCGGCCATAAAATCGGAGCGGGTCACAGCAATCAAGCTGACGTTTGGTTAGATAGCTTTACCTAGGAAAACTATCGCCATTATTCTCTTTCGAGACCCGCATAACTGGCGTCTCCCTACATCCTATTTTGTTCTAGTCTATAGCTCCAAGGGTCTGCGCAACATTGAAGCATCAACTATATGCAATTGGCTCGATCTATTTTGCCGGCGATCTCAGGAGACATAAACCTTTAATATTCTAAACTATCGAATATTCTATCATTTAATTCGACTATTTCTAAAACTTTTTCTTCGATAATAGATAAATAAGGTGCTAGCACGGATTTAGATAGATTAAAAAAACTATCCTCTCTTGCAACCTTAACAATAGCTTGTAATTGCATCAATTTAAAATCTATTTTATTTATAAAATCTTGTATTTCGTTTAATCTAGTGCAAGTCATTATTTTATCCCACAGATAAAGTTTTGATTAGCACTAACAGGAAGCCATCCCTCTTTCTGTTAGTGCGACCATTATGAATATTATTTTATTTCAATTCTTCTTGTCTTGCTCTATATATTTTCATTAATTCCTTTTTATCTTCCATTTTAGCCAAAGAATTAACCAAATCTATAGCTTCAATGAGTTCTTGGACATTTTTAGCAGTCTCTATTTTTAATTTTATAGATTCAAAACTAAATCCGTTAAATTTTTCAGGTTCATTTATAGACATTTCCTCAGTAATAATTTCACCTGTAACTTCATTAAAATCAGCATCGATTGATTTATTCTGTTCAATATCTACTAATTTTGATTTTATATGCGCTTCAACATCCATGGTTTGATTTTTTGAATTATCCCAGTCCTCATATTCGCTGTAAGAACCTGAGAATAATTCCTGAAATGCCATTTTTAAACATTGTGCTTCTGCTACTTTCTTAATCATTGTCGCTGGCTTATCTTTCCAAACACTAAATTTTTTATTGTATTCATTTTCTGAAACATAGACATAACAGGGTCTTGATGATGTCTTACGCTTAGCAATGCAATAAGCACCTATTAAATTTCCTCGATTAGCTAGATTATATTTATGTTTTATTTCGCCATCTACGACATAAAATTCATCATTGCTATAAACAGAATCAACAGAATGATAATCATAAAAAGGACTTCGTTGTGCGCTTTTTCTATAACCATCTCGTCCAATAAATATTTGAGCAGGGCTTTTTTCATCGTATTTAACCGCCCAAATTTCCTTTAAGAAAGGGTTAAGCCCCGTGGCTTTACCCATTTCAACGAATACCGTAAATTCAAGGTCAGTTAATTTAGGTGCAAAAATGCATCTAATTTGTTTTAAATTTTCTTGCCCTTCCCAAATACTTAACTGTTTGCTTTCTAAGATTGCTAAATTATTCATGATTTATAGTCCTAATAGTATGCTGGTAATGAAACAACGGTTGGTTTATAGCTAGGCCATACTTTAATATTTTCATCTTTATATGGCTGATAATCACTTAATAGCTGCTTATACTCTTCACGTCCTTTTTCAATTGAATCATTATCAAGTTCATAAATTCCTATGGCATAAGGATCGTCTTTTTCTATAGCAATAAATACAAATGTTTCAATCCACTTATTAGTAGCGTGATAAATGCCATCTTGAACCATAGCAGCTTGTATATGATAACCATACTTAGCCATGTCTCTTTGAAATGATCGTTCAGATGCATCAGTGGTTGTTTTAATATCGGCTATAATATTAGGAAGCCAAATATCAGGGCGTGTTTTACATAATATTCCTGTTACATGATCTTTCCAAAATATAGATTTTTCTGTTTGCGCACCTTCAATAAATCTGCTGGCTAAATGATGCGTCATGAATGCTTTTCCCATATTTTCTACTTCATTAAAAACTTTAGTAGGTAATATAATTTTATGTCCATGAACTGCATTAATATGTGCCCATTCCTCTTTCCCTTTTGAAGTGCGACAATCTGGTTTATCGACTACATGATAATATTGATTAAACTTTTCTGGCTGAAGTATATAAGCATGAACAGCGTTTCCTAATATTAATGCTGCCGTATCTTCTTCTGATTTAACATCCTGTCTTTTATATGCGCTCCAATAATGCAGCGGAGATTTTTTAAAAGTTAATAAAGCTGATCTGCTCAAACCTTCCGAATTGTGATAATCTTCATTTTCGATTTCATAAATTCCTGGATTATATGTTTTCATGGTGCACCCCTAGTTAGTAATTAAAATTAAGCTGTAATAAATAGATACCAATAACATTGTTACCCAAAACAAAGTCTCCAACTTCTTTATGCTGCCCATATTCCATGCTCCTTATTAAAATATTCCAATTCATCAAACATCATTTCTGCAAAGGCTTTTTTAAAATAGCTAGAAACGCCAGTGCGCCAAGATTTTAAATATTCAATTTCGTTATCTTTGGTAGGATTTGTTAAATAATGATTAAGTGCGGGTAACATTGATTCTTGATAAGCTGGATTGTCTAAGCTCGTTGCCTCTGATGCCCATGATAAATCATGGTTCATGATAAGAGAGGAAAATTCCTCAAGTTCTGATTCAGGCAGTTTTATAAGATCAACGATGTAAAAACCATCTATTTTGTTGTATTCAGCATAATTACTAACTAATGAAGATATGAATTTTTTGATATGAGTAGAGCTGTTCATTATAGACCCCCTTCCATGGACATCTGACATAATGTATTGTTTTCGTGCCAATCATTACACATTGGACAGAAAACATCATTGTCTTTCATTTCTTTTCCGTTAATCATTAACGGTGGGTATTGCATTGTAATAATAAAATACATTAAACTGCTATCGTTCATATAATAATACCTTACTCGGGTTTTAGTATGTATCGGCCTATTGGGTTGCACCCCTTTAGGCCAAAATCTATTCAATTCTTCCTTTCTTGTCATTCCACAGAAAACATAATACTACGTTAGAACAAATAAAACAACATATTTACAAAAATATTTTATTTAGGTATTATCTCTCTAAAGGTTTCATAATTATATGTATTAAACGGGAGTTTTTTATGGAGACAAGTATGTTATGTAAAGATTTGATAAAAAAGATACGAATAAAATGCGGTATCACGCAAAGTGTTTTGTCGGAATGGACTAAAATTGATCAACAAAGTATCTCGCTTTATGAGAGAGGTTTAAGAAAGCCTGGCTTACTTGTTCGACATAAAATAATAAAAATTGCTAATGAGAAAGCTGGCATGAATGTTAAAGAGTCAGATATTGATAACTAAGGAAAATTAATATGTCTTGTATACCAAAGATTTTAGATTTAAAAGGCAATAAAGAATATTTGTCAGTCCCGTCCAAGAAAAATTCTAATGATTGCATTGGTGTAGTTATTGAAGATGGCGGACATTATAAAGGTTTTGATTTCCTTGTGACATTTAATGATATGGGATTTCGATGTGGTTATGTTGCGTTGCCGCTTAGTCATGTCGCTAATAATCACAAAAAAGATTATCCAGATTATGATGTTCATGGAGGCATTACTTTTTATGATAAAAATCATTTTTCAAAATTATTTTTTGGTGAAGATGCTTGCAAAGATAAGTGGTTAGGATTTGATTGCGGTCATGCAGGTGATTTTTGTGATTTAGAAAAGGCAAAAGAATATTTTAAAGATAATAAAAACATATTTAGAGGAATTATTGAGGTTCAAAAGATTAAACAAGAAGTTGCTGCTGACATGGAGCGTAATTATCCAGGATATCTTAATAGAAAAAATTCTCCTGATTATGAATGGAGAGAATATCCTAGAACAAAAGAATATGTTATCAATGAATGTAAAAGTTTAATAGATCAACTTATAGAGAAAATATCATGCACTTCGGCCTAATAATAGCTATTCTTTTAATATATTTTATTAATTTTTATTGGGATTGAAATATGATTGTGGCTGACAAATCAAAAACTTTAGAACATGCTAATGAGATTGCATATAAAATTATGCAATTAGTCAAAGAAGAAGTTTTAAAATATCAGTGTGAAGATGATCCTGCTGAAAATATCTATTTAGTTATACACACTATTAGCATATTAACAGCAACTATTTGCTCTATATTAGAAGCCTTTAGCAAAACACACGGTATTAAAAAAATGGATAGGACAACTATTTATATTTTGATTGAATCAGCAACTAGAGAATATTTAAAAGGCATTAAGGATAATTAATGGAACTAGAAAAACAAGTATGCTCATTAGAATTAGCGAAGCGATTAAAAGAGCTTGAGGTTAAGCAAAGTAGTTATTTTTATTGGTGTAACTTTGCATTAGAATGGACTTTATTTCATCCTAAGAAAACGGTAGGTGATATGAGTGGCCCATCAGATACATGGTTATTAAATGATTTGTTTAACAGAAATTTAGCGGCATCAGCCTTCACAGTCGCAGAGCTGGGTGAGCTATTACCAAATAGAGTTTCTATAACTAATAAAGAGCCATTCGATAGCTATACATTAGTAATTAGAAAGTTTTATTATGTTCCAGACATCAATAAAGAAACTATTAATTGTTATATTATAAATTATGAATGTGATACTACAGAGATAACAGGTGAAAATGCTTGGTTATCAAGAAAGCTAACTAAAAATACTTATGATCCTAATTTAGCTAATGCGATGGCTAAGATGTTAATATATTTAATTGAGAATGGATTGATGAAAAATGAATAAAAAAATAGATTACGAAGCAATCTCTGTATTGCTTTTAGAAATAAATGATCGTATTAAATTAGCTAAAAATATTTTTCCAAAAGATAAAGAACCTCTGTTAAAACATTTTGCAGCAGCAGCTATTCATATCACTTTATTTTCTAGGGATCTTTATGAGGATCAAGATAATATTGGGTCAAAGTTGAGTGAAAGCACACTATTAAAAACATTTTTAGATCAATGTGGTTGTAAGGAGATTAATAAATGATACCTGAAATAGTAAAAATAATATCACAGGAATTCATAGATATATTAGAAAAGCACTTCCCTGGTATTAGTAAAATGACATTTGATAGTTTTGGTCAGCCTGACAGAAAAGGAAATCCAGCTTTGGAAAGGATGGAAATGTGTGTTTGTATAGAGCTTTTGAAGGCTGGATTAATTAAGGGGTATGAATGAGCGAATTTACTTGTGAAAAATGTAAGAAAACATTTAAAAAAATAAATAATAAAAGATGGAATGATCTTAAAGCAGCAGAAGAAATGTTAACTTTATATCCTGAAACTAAAAATGATCCAACTGGGATATTGTGCACTCCTCGTAATAATAAATTTAAAAAATGGTTTTCACAATTTACAGATGAACAAAAAAGACAAATGAGAGAGGATTTTTATAAATGATATACAATACAGTCGCAATTATTTTATGCTCACTTGCGCTCATTCTTTTTGGAATATCTCTATTGTTATCTCGGAAAGAAATAGAGTATTTAGATAAAAGGATAGCTAAGCTTGATAGAATTTTGAGAGAACTAGAGAAATGACGAATTAGACCCAGTAGTAGATATTCATTGAAAAATAATATATTTTATTTTTATTTAATTTTATTTATTTTTTAAATAGTCTATAATGCCGAACTTCCATAATATTATAAAACAAAAATACATTATTAGGAGCGTAAAAATATGCCAAAACAAGCCGCAGTTTTAACAGCATCAGAATTTAAACGATTACTTGCAGTCACGGCAGCTTCTCCGTTTGCTAAGCGCGATACTTTATTAGTTCTTATGTCATTCGGTCTTGGTTTACGAGCTATTGAATTGGCTGCTTTAAAAATACACCAGGTTATAAATGATCAAGGCAAAGTAAAGGATGTTTTATATCTTACTAAGACAAAAGGAGATGAGCCAAGAGAAGCCTATCTCACAGAGCCAAAAATAAGAAAGGCTATTGAAGAATACATTAACGAACGTCAACAAATAGCTATTGAAAGAAGGAAGTTTTATCATCCTAAACAACCCTTATTTTTATCACAAAAGAATGATCATTTTTCAAATAAAACATTGTCAAAAAGGTTTTCGTTTCTTTATAAAGAGGCGGGGATTGAGAGAGCTAGCTCCCATTCCGGCAGACGCACCTTTGCGACTAACTTAATTGAAAAAGGCGTTGATATAAAAGCAGTATCCACTCTCATGGGTCATGCTAGCATACAGATGACTGCGCTATACGTACAAGACAATCCAGAGAGATTAAAGAAAATAACTTCACAAGCGCTGAGTTTTATATAAATAGGAATCTACGTTATGGACAACAATGAAAAGTTCTCATGTTTTATATTAGGATGTTTTTGCATTGCTTTTATTGTCATTATTGTTTGGTATTTAATAGGAATTTAATATGAGCATGGAAGTCTGTAAATTATGTGAAAAAGAATCAACGCCTTGGTTTCATATTAATGGCCATATTTGTCAAGATTGTTATTACAGAGACAAGTGGATTAGCGTTAAGGATGAATTGCCAATTATTAATGAATTGGTGCTTATAACTGATTGCACAGAAGTAATACCTGGATTCTATAGCTCTATGCTTGAATGGTGTGAAATAGGAGGAATAGAAACTTCATTAGATATTTATTATTGGATGCCATTTCCAGAGGTTCCTAAATGAATAAAATTATTGATCCGTCAATTATTATACCTTTATCTCATTATGAAGAACTTAAGGAACTACTTAACTCTGCATTAACAAATACTTGGATAAGCACTAATTTAAAACTTCCTATTAAGGGAGAGGAAGTTTTATTACTGGTTGACTATCGATGGGATAATATGGCTCATATTTTTTATTATACTGGCCATTTAGTATGTCTTAAAAATGGTAAAAAATATTTCTCTGCCAGATGCAAACTTACTTTACAAGAGGTTAAGTATTGGATGCCTATTCCTGGAGCACCTAAATGAGATATTGGCTAATATCCTCAATGTGTTGTTTATTAGTATCACACTTTGCTCATTGGTCTGATTATGAATGGTTTATATCGAGCTGTGTGTTTACTTTTGTTTTAAAGGACTGGGATTTGTTATAATGATTAGAACAGCTACTCTTAAAGACATTCCAGAATTATTAATTATCGAAAGTAAATCATTCAATCCTAGTCACAGATTTAGTCGCAATCAATTTTCATACGCTATTATAAACAATAATAACTATTTTAGAATTTACGAAGAATCAGGCTTTCTAAAAGGCTATGTATATGTCTTATCTACAGGGCGCATTTATTCTATAGCTGCCTATCCTTCTAATGATGGTATAGGTAGCATTTTACTTGAACGCGCAGAGGATTTTGTATGTACTATTCTAAATAAAGATACCATTAAACTTGAAGTCAAAAAAGGCAATAATAAAGCCATAAATTTCTATACAAAACATGGTTACAAACCCTATGGAATAAAGCATAATTACTATAAAGATGGTAAGTCTGCTATTTTAATGAGAAAGGATTTAAACCAAAATGCCAAAGGATGACTGGCTTAAACTTGCAATACTCTATGATGAGACTGCTAAGTATTCCCCCTCTAATAATGCTGCTATTGATCGTTTTTGCGAGTCAGCAATACGCCATAAAATATACCCCACTATTCTTAAACAAAACGATATTGATCTATTGTCTGACTTTGATGGTCTTTTCATTAGGGATACTACTCACCCAAGCAATTATACATATGAATTCGCTATAGCGGCATCTGCGTTAGGTTTAAAGGTTATAGATAGTCCTATGTCTATCCAGCAGGGGTGTAATAAGATTTGGCAAGAGGAGTTGTTTTATAAACACAACATATCTCATCCGAAAACATGGAAAATACGTTGGGACGCTTCTAAAATTGATGATTTGCCTTACCCTTGTGTTGTTAAGATACCTGATTCATGTTTCTCTCAAGGGGTCTTTAAATGCCATAATAAAATAGAACTCGCTGATACACTTCATAACCTATGGTTTTATGGCGGACAAAAACATAAAGATCTTATATGCCAAGAATTCATACAGACTGACTTTGACTGGCGAATTGTCCTGTTTAACCATAAATTCCTATTTGTTGTTAAATACTATATGGTCAATGATGATTGGAAGATCATTAAATACGACCGTAAGGGCGATTATATTGATGGTAAACACGAATGTGTTAAGTTTGAAGATATACCATTGCATGTATTGGCAGAAGCAGAAAAATGCAATAGACTGCTCACAGACGGGTTATATGGTATTGACCTTAAAGAATCTAGTGGGAGCGCTTATGTCATTGAGATCAATGATAATCCGTCTATTGATGGTGGTGTTGAGGATGAGATTGAAGGGAATGCTATATATGATACTATTATTGAATGGTTTACGATCTAAACTGTTTTATTATCTTATCAATATCCCACACAAACCATGACCAAAGAAAAGCAAATACAAATGAATATATAAATGAATTTATTTTATCTCTATATTCATAAACGAAATAAATAGGAACATACACAATGCTCCATATAAGTATATAGTATAGTAGTTTTTTAATCATGATTACCTATTAATACATATAGCAATAAAAACTGCCGCAATGCATACCGCAACGCCTACTATAGCGAAAGCTTGAGGCCAGTTAGTTATTTCACTCATTTTTATTACTCAACTTATCAATTTCTAGTCATAATCAGACGAGACAAAATTTTCGTAATCATCTTTAAAATTATCACTTATCCATTCATTTATAGTGGAAGCCGACCATGCTAATTGATTATTTATTAACGTAGGCTTTGGAAAAAGATCTTTGTTCCACCATCTTCTTAATGTAAGCCTATTTCTACCTATTATTTTTTCTACGTCTTTTATAAAATAGATTTTTCTTTTGATGATGTCACTCACCATTTACCTCTTGTACATTATTAACTTTTTTACTCATCGCGCGTTCAAGTATATCTTTGACTATTAATGGCAAAGTTGTATCTTTTTGTATAGCTAGTATACGCAGTGATTTTCTGCACTCTTTTGTAACATCTGTAATTATACGCACATCATTGTTACTTTTAATTTTGTCAGTCATGGTATGAAGTCACATTTTAGTTATAGTTTGCACACAATAACAGAATTATATTTTTTGGCAAATTATTTCGGCGTGTTCGGCGCAATCGGCGTCATCGGCGTTTGTGTATTTTTTATGTAAATAAAGAGTTTAGAAGGGCTGTTGTTTCGGGGTGAGAATAGAGTAAGATGGAGGGGTTTTACGACATGCACCCCGTTTACTAGACAGGGTGCACTTAACAATACGGTTCTCCAGAACCAACACGTGCAACGCCTATTATACGTTGCCCATGGATCTGGTCAACCCCCCACATGAAAGGAATTTTAGTATGTCAGAATACAAATCCGCTTTTTTTATCGTTCCATCCAGAATTTTAGAGCTCCCTGATCTTCAATTATCCTATTTGAGAGTTTATGAAACAATTTTTCAGTTTTGGAACCATGGGAAGCAATGTTATTTAAAAAACAACGTCATCATGGAAAGAGCGGGAATAAAATCAGATTCAACCTTGAATGATGCTTTTACATTCTTTGAAAAACATAACGAGTTAAAAAGAGTTTACAAAGGAGTAAAGCGGTATCTTGTTCAACCAGAACAGAAAATTGAGATAGAAAATAAAGCTGGGGATAACTCTAAAGATGATAGTTCAAAAAACTCTCAGGGTCTCGACTTAGCGAGAGGAGGGTCTCGACTTAGCGAGAGGCAGGGTCTCGACTTAGCGAGACATAATATAAAGAAGTTAAATAAAGAAATAAAAAAAGAGAGCTCTGTTGATTTATACCTATACCCAGATGATTTTTTTCCAGATGATAAACGGCGTGAGTTATTATCTATAGTTGCCAAAAAAACTAATAACACTGAAGTCTATTTACTTGATAAATTTGCCAAGGTTTCAAAAGAGTATGAGACAAAATCAGATGATTGGCAGCTTACTTTTGAAAAGTTTTTAAACAGAGAAAAGCCTAAACGAGTTTATGAAGATCAAAAAGGGCAAGTTAGGCGTTATGATAATCAACCAAGATATTAGGAATCTATAATGAAAAAATATTTAATTAGTCCAACTGAGGAATTTAAAGATCTATTTATCGTCAATGCAATTAATCAAGACAAAGCGATTGAGATATTTTCAGACTTCTTTTCGTTAAAAGATGGCTTGTTTCTTGAGCATATTTACACAAAATGCGTTAATGATGGGTTTGCTTGTAAATTCTGGCTTAAGACAAAGAAAGAAAATGAACATTTTATGAAAAATAATGCAGAAGTATTAACCACAGATGAACAATTCAAAAACAGAGTTAGAAAATATTTTGGTAATGAGAAAGAATGGGCAGAACTATATCTTAATTTTTATTTTTCAGATAATTGGGGATTTAATTTTGAAACGGGTCTTACTGACTATAAATTTCCTGATGAAATGGTTAAATTTCTATGGATCAAAGAAATTAACTGGTATGGCCTTCATATAATTTGCATTGAGGACGTTTTGGAGGTTAACCCTATATTAGACATTAAAACTTAGAGATCGTTTAACCACGAGCCTATAATTGGCTTTAATTGGCATATAAGGAGATAACATGGAACTAACATTGGAGCAGTTACGAAAGTTACCGATTAAGCAGCTGAAGCAGATACTGAAAGGACTATTGAGCGAAAAGAACCCACAACCTCAGACAGAGATACAAATATCGATCATAAAAGGTATTATTGAGTATAAAAAGGGTGGTGGATTAATCACGCATCCTAAGTTTGTAGGAATAAACGATGGTTTTATAAGAGAAAAGCCGGCTAAGCCTGTGCATTTAGATGTTTAATCCTAGAAGTTGCTTAATCTTATCAACTGGCCATGCTAATCGACCATTAATGCGTATGGGGTTAATAGGGCCATTTTCATAGGTTGCCCATGTACGAAGCGTCTGAGGCTTTCTGTTTAAGTAATAAGCTGCCTCGGCGGTTGTGATATGGGTACGAGTTTCATTTTCTATGGTCATTTATTCTCCTCTTATTTGCGCAAGATGATTATCTAAAAAAATGCCATCTAGGTTATTGTCGATAAACGAATGAATTGCTCTACCTGCTAATTCTTTTGCTTCTTCATAAGTAAGATCGCATCCTTTTGAAAAAAAAGTATCCGAATCATAATTAAGAATGGTATCTAATAATTCTTTGTTTGCCTCTATTAAAAATCGATCAGATAATGTACTCATTTTATTTCTCCTACGAACCTTGGTAATTTCCAAGTTTTTAGCTTTTCTTCTGCCATTTTATTGGTTTTATCGTCACATTTAATACAAATAGCGCCGATGAATGTGTAGATGTAGCCATTTTCTTTTTTACAAACTGTGCATTTCATTTTAGTTCTCCTCAAAGCCCCTTGCGGGGCAAATTTTTTATTTATATACCGATCCTGTGCTTCTTTTCACATTAATCACTACTTTTAAGTAATCTCTAAAATCTTTGTAAGCTCCTGTGTAAGCTTGCATCCAACAAGTGTAAACATAGCTGATTTCTGATTCTGTTAAAGTTACTTGTTCGGTTGTTTTTTTCATCTCTTTTCTCCTCGTTGTTAAGTTTCAATAAAGCCATTATATACGTTAATCAACATATGTCAACACTAATCTACAATTATTTTTATATTTCTTGATTGGGTTTTGATTGTGTAATATATTTACAGTACATGACCTCTGCTTAGCAGAGGCTAGCTTTTGCTTAGCATAGGATAGGAAGGATGATTTATGACACCAATTCCAATGGACTGGATTGACAAGCTATTCAACTGCATGGCGCAGTTTTATGGTGAGCGCTGGACAGAACCCCTGAAAAATCCTCGTGTAGAAGATTTCTACAAGACAGTCTGGAAAGGCGGTCTGACAGGACTTACTTATGATGAGATAAAAATACAATTGCTGCGTTGCAAGAAGGACGCGGAATATCTCTCTGCGCGGCCTCCTACCGTGATGGACTTTTTTCACTATGCCAAGAATATAGTCGTGCCTTATCCCCAGGCGTTCGATGTTGAGCCTAATCTAGCTAAAAAAGAAACAGCTTTACATTATATGTCAGAGATTAAGCAGAAGCTGGGTATGAGAGCATGATTAAGGTCAATGTATTGCGCTTGTTAGAGTAATTTAGACGCAATATATGTTCCATGAGGAACAATTTATGGCGGGGGCAATGCAGGGGGCAACCGCAGGGGACAAGGATGGAAAATGAAGAAATGGATTTCTTCCGAATACCAAGAATGCAAAGCTTATTACGCATGGGCGCAATACAATCCCATACTGCGTGAATATTTGTACAAAATTGTAAACGAAGGAAAAAGGTCATCGGCATCCGGTTTTTTCCTGAAACTAATCGGAATGCGAGCTGGATTGCCCGATTACCATTTGCCTGTGCCTAATGGCACTTATCACGGCCTCTGGCTCGAAATGAAGCGCAAAAACCAAAAGAAAGTCACAAAGCGAGAAAATCAGACAGAATGGCTTGATAAGCTGAATAAAATAGGTCACTATGCAACATTCGCGTATGGCGCTGAAAATGCTATACAGATTACGTTAGACTACATTAACAACAGAATATAAGGACGTATTCATGCTTGAATTATTGTTAAGCTTCTCCATTGGATTTGCTTTAAGCTTCTTAGTCATTGCGTTTCATTACAAGAAACTGGATGTTTCATACCTTCTCACTACTATCAAAGAAGATGTTAATAATCTTCATGTGACAGTCAGTCAATTGCTCGATAGACCAAAGAAATAATTACGCTCCTCGTTGCTGATGCAACATTTAGGCTCCCTTAAATGAGGAGCCATTTTTTTAATTCTATGGATAGATATGTTATGATAAGTCGTTGTTGTAAAAGCGATGTTTATGTTATGGTTGATTATTATATGTGCCAGAAATGTCATAGGACTTGTAGTTTAACGATCACAAAGGAATGCTATGATGACACCCGAAATCAGACAAAAGCTAAAAAGTCTACTCACGACTCACGAATCCTACAGGCAATTTCCTTATGCTGACTCTACTGGTCATCTTACAATTGGTATTGGGCGCAATTTATCTGATCGCGGTATTTCGACTACAGAAGCCCTTGCCTTACTGGATGACGACATATTCTATTTTACTTCAAAGCTGGCTAATGTTTTACCTTATTTCAGTGAACTATCAGACAACAGGCAAATTGTATTGGTGGATATGTGCTTCAATCTTGGTGTCAATGGCCTTCTCGAATTTCATAAAATGCTGGATGCAATCGAAGCACGTGACTGGGAAAAGGCAGCATTCGAAATACTAAATTCTAAAGCGGCACACCAAGATGTTAATCGCTATGAGCAGCTAGCCTATATTATGAAAACAGGGAATCTATGATTAACTATAAGGACATAGAGACATCTGTTGAAAAGTATGCGCCCTTATTAAGCTCTGTTATAAGTCCATTCAATCCCATTGCTGGAATGATTATTATGGAAATTGCGAAGGCATTTAATGTTAATCCAGACAATATTACTCAAGCCATTAAAGACGATCCTAATGCATCTGTAAAACTTAAAGAACTAGAAATGAATCATCAAGAGTCATTAATTCATTATCAACTTGAGGATCGTATTAGCGCTCGTGATAGAGAAACAAAGCTTGTTCAGATAACAGGTAAAAGAGATTATGTCTTAGATATTATCGCCTTTATTGTGATACTAGGTTATTTTATAATGTGTGCAACTGTTGAATTTACAAAGCTAGATCAATCTGATCATGATGTTTTGTATATGATGGTAGGGCAGCTTACAGCAGGCTTTATCATGGTATTGAGTTATTATTTTGGGAGCACTAATAAGCAATGATTGTAGATTTGCAGATATGTTTAGAGGATGATAATGATGATTATCCTTGGCTTAATTTGCATTATAATAATGATGATATTGGTATAATAAATTTTACTGTGAGTGATATTAATAATAATTTTTTAACTAAAACATATTCTATTAATATTGATGAATTAAAGAAAGCTATTGATATGATATATATATCTCATATGGAGAAAGCTAAATGAAATCATGCAAAGACTGTAAGGCTAAAAAATGCAAAAAGCACAAGAAATAATTATTTGGGATAGCGAACCTGAAGAAAAAATATTTCAGGACGTAATAGCTATTTGTGTTCCTACAAATGCATACGATTTAATTTTTAGTAAAAATGTCAAGGATGACAAAAATGATAAATGCAACAATGAACATACGGATGATTCCGTTACATGAAATCAAACCGTACGAAAATAACGTCAAGCAACATCCTATTAAGCAGCTCGAATCGATTAGCAATTCTATTAAGCAGTTCGGGTTTAAACAACCGATTGTTCTTGATAGAAATAACGTCATCGTGTGCGGACACGCGCGTTATGAGGCTGCCGCGACACTTGGACTTGAATTGTTGCCATGCGAAATTGCAGACGAACTCAGCGAAGAACAAATCAGTGCTTACCGCATTTTAGATAATGAGATTGCGGCTCAAGGCTATACCGACCTCATAAAGCTTAATGTTGAATTAGAAAAACTTCCTGATTTTGATTTTAAGCCATTTAATATTGAATTTCCTAAAGTTGAAACTGTCATTGAGGGTCAATGCGATCCCGATGATGTGCCTGCTATTACCGTTAGTCCTAAAACTAGACAGGGTGATGTATGGATATTGGGTAATCATCGATTAATGTGTGGTGATTCTACGATGATTGATAGCGTTGAAAAGCTAATGGCTGGTAATAAAACTGATATGGTTTATACCGATCCGCCTTATGGAATTAATCTCGAAACTGATTATAAAAAACGATATGGTCATGAAAAATCATCAAGTGAATCACAATTTTATGGGGAAGATGAAGGAATTGATCTAAAAACTATTTTATCTAATGCTCATTGTATTAATGCTAAAGAAGTTTTTGTATGGGGAGCAGATAATTATCCTGATTGCTTGCCTCGTGGTGGTTCATGGGTTGTTTGGGATAAAAGTACAGCTGCAGTAGATGGAATAGCAAGTGACTTTGAATTATGTTGGTCACGAGAACGCCATCACTACTCTCTTTATAGAAAATTATGGAAAGGCGTTAAAGCTAGAGAGGAAACAGGACAAGAAGGAGAACATAAAACACGTTGGGGCCATCCAACACAAAAACCAATAGAACTAGGATTATACTTTTTTGATAAGTGGGGTAAAAAAGCAGAAACTATTTTAGATATGTTTGGCGGATCTGGAACCACTTTAATTGCTTGTGAAAAGATTAATAAAAAATGCTTCATGATGGAAATATCCCCCGCTTATTGCGATGTTATTGTTAACCGTTGGCAAAAGTTTACAGGCAAAGATGCAATATTAGAATCATCTATCGATTTATCAAATTATAAACATGGAATTAAATTTAATGAGGTGCCTAATGGTTGAATCAAACAAAATCCCATCCACTCATGATCATAGACATATAGCTTTTGATAATGATGATACATCATCGTTTGTTGTTATAAGGGATATGTTCATTGAACCACCTTTAGTAACTATTCAGATGCATTATAGAGATGGTAGAAAAGATATAGAAATACGTGATATTAAATTAGAAAATCTTATTTTTGCTTTAAATCGTATTAAGGAGTGCAAATAATGTCTAATGCTGGCAGACCACCATGGATACCAACTCCTGAGATTATGGAACAAGCTGAAAGTTATGCATCTCGTGGATTAAAGAAAAAAGAAATTGCGATAGCTTTAGGCATTTCTCGTGAAACAATGAATGAAAAGTGTAAAGAATATCCGCAATTTTCTGACGCAATAAAGCGCGGTCGGGCTAAAGGTTTAGCACATGTGGCCAATTTGCTTATAAAGAACGCAGAAGCAATGAATGTATCTGCACAAATATTTTATCTTAAAGCTATCGGTAAATGGTCTGATCAAAACAAAGATGAAATCAAAAAGGCTATTAAAAGCGAGATCGAGTCTATCAGGGAGATAGTACATTCATGCTTGCAGGAAGAGAAGAACTAAGCGAAATTAATCAGTTACGAAAAGATTTGCTTTCAGACTTCTTTTTGTTTCATCGCGTCATGTTTAAGAAACGCACTGGACGTGATTTTATGTTATCACATCCTGAAGGGAATGAGTCACATTTTTACGAGGTATGCAGGGAGTTAACCGATGTTTTCCTACTTAAAACAAACCGTTTATCCATTAATTTGCCGCCTGGTTGGGCTAAGTCTGAGCTTTGTAAAAGCTTTATTTGTTGGTGTTTTGCGCATTATCCCGATTGTAAATTCCTGTACATTTCTCATTCTTTTGATCTTGCTACTATACATACCGCTTCCATCAAACAAACTATGTGTATGCCTATTTATAGACAACTCTTTAATGTCGAAATTAAGCGCGAGTCATCTGCCAAAGATCACTTTGAGACAACTCAAGGAGGCGCAGTTAAAGCATTCGGGTCGCAAGGGGGCATTACAGGACACGATGCTGGTTTGCCTGGTGAGCACCGATTTACCGGCGGGGTCATTATAGATGATATTCATAAGCCGGAGGAAATACACTCAGATAATATACGAGAACGCATTCAACGAAATTATTTTGAGACCATAGAACGCCGTCCTAGATCGCCATTAGTACCCATTATACTAATCGGTCAACGCTTACATGAGGATGATCTATTTGCGCATCTACTATCGGGCGCAGACGGACAGAAATGGCGTAATGTGATAATTAAAGCATTGGATGATGCAGGCAATGCACGTTATCCCGAGGTCAATCCACTTTCTCAGCTTATTATAATGAAGGAGAAACAACCTTATGTCTTTGCTTCTCAGTATCAGCAAGATCCTATGCCTGCTGGTGGTGGATTGTTTCGTACTGATTGGTTTCCTTTACTTGATAGTACGCCTACTATTTTATCCACATTCATTACAGCGGATAGTGCGGAAACCGAAAAAGAGTATAATGATGCGACTGTTTTTAGCTTTTGGGGCTTATATCAGCTTACTTTCAATGGTAGCACTATTGACAATATGTATGGGCTACACTGGATTGATTGTTTGGAGCTTCGTATAGAACCGAAAGACTTGCAGGATGCCTTTTTAGACTTTTGGACAGGATGTATGCGCTATCTTGTTAAACCTAAATTTGCGGCAATTGAAAAGAAGTCTACGGGTGTGACATTGGTCTCTGTTTTAAAAGACATTCAAGGGCTTAGAATTATTGATATCGAGCGTTCAGGAACTGCTAATAGTAAGACAAACCGATTTATTGAAATGCAGCAATATATCGCCAGTAAGCAAGTAACATTGCCAAGAGACGGAAAACATACGAAAATGTGTTTAGAGCATATGAGAAAAATCACAGCTAACAATGTACATAGATTCGATGACATTGCAGACACTTGTTATGACGCTGTTAAGATGGCATTGATTGATAAGATTATCGTTAATAAGGAAGTGAACCCTGTTAACTATAATCACGTAGCTCAAAACCTTATGAAAGGATTTCATCAGGTGGATAGATTGAGGAAATCAGCATATAGAAATTAATTAAAAGGACTGTCACATGGAAGTGGCAAAAAAGCACCAGAATCAACTTGACCGTATTAAAACCAATGTACGGCGCGCATACGATTATTTCAAACCCAATTATGACCGCTATAATGAGTTTAGGCGGTTTGTCTTTGAGGCATCGTTAAAAGAAGATGATATTACACTTTTAATGACACTAGGACGACCTCAGCTTGAATTCAACGTACTTGAGGCATACATATCACGTCTATTGGGAGAATTCTCAAAGCAAGAGCCTGACATTGAAGTCAACGCAGACGATCAGACTACGGCTGATCCTATGACGATTAAGGTTGTAGAGCAACATTTACGTCATACCCTCCTTGATTCACAAAATCATCATACTAAATATGAAGTCTATAAAGACTTACTTTCTGGTGGTTTTAGTAGTCTTAAAATAACCACTGACTATGCAAAGCCTATGAGTTTTCATCAGGTTATTAATATTGAACGAGTCTTTGATCCAACGCTCTGCGGGTTTGATCAACTTGCGCGTTATTCTCATAAAGGCGATGGACGGTTCTGTTTTGAGCTTTATCCTAAGGCAAAAGAAGATTTTGAAGATGAGTTTCCTAATATCTCTGTTGAGAATCTTAACTTCAGACGTGACTTTTCAGGGTTCAATTGGTCTTATCTTAATGATGCAACACCCATTGTCATGGTGGCTGAGTATTATGAGAAAAAAACAAAGGAGCGAACAATAGTTCAAGTACGTGGGGAACAAGGTGCGCCACCACAAGTCATGACAAAAGATAAATATGACAAATTGCTTGCTACATGGGGGGATTTAGTAGCCCCTCCTGCAATTATTGGTAAACCACGCAAGACAACCATTGAAAGTATAGATCGCTACCGCCTTATAGAAAACCAAATCATAGAACACGAATCAACTGATTTTACGATGCTTCCTCTGGTTTTTGTAGACGGCCATTCAGTCATGATTAAAACGCCCAAGAATGGCAATGTAAGACAAGTGACGCGCCCCTATGTCTACCATGCAAAAGGTGCTCAACGTCTTAAGAACTACTCTGGTATTGCCTTAGCGAATGAAATTGAGAACACCGTTCAGCATAAGTTTATGGTGGCTAAAGAGGCATTACCTAAAGAAGAAGAATTTTTAGCAGCTTATAAGGATGTTCAGAAGGCCAATGTATTGGTTTACAACTCAGTGCATGAGTCTAATCCTGAAACGCCTATCATGAATCCAATACGTGAGGTTCAACGTATCCCATGCCCGCCTGAGATTATTAACGCATTTACAGGCTCTGACCAGCTTATACAAAACGTATTAGGAAGCTATGATGCTGCATTAGGGATCAATAACAACCAATTGAGTGGTATTGCATTGGTTGAAGCAGCAAGCCAGTCTAATGCAACAGCAATGCCCTATATCGTAGGTTATCTGCAAGGCTATCAGCGTGCTGCACAAATCTATGTAGATCTAATGCCTAAATATTATACAACACCTCGTACCTTACCTTTGATGGATGCAGAGGGCAAAAAGACGTATATCAAGATCAATCAGCAAGACGGTATGGATATGGATTTCGATACGAACGAACTGAATGTCACTGTTAAAGCAGGTGCATCATTCCAAGTGCAGAAGTCTCGCACCATTATGATGGTCAAAGAGATGATGGGAATGTCACCCCTGTTTGCGCAATTCATTGCAGAAAAGGGCTTAAACTTTGTATTAGACAATATGGAAGGACGCGGCATCGAGCAGCTTAAAACGATGGTTGATAGTTGGTTACAAGAGATGCAGCAACAAAAACAAATGGCTATGCAAGCACAGCAAGCCGAGATACAAAACAACCCTGCAATGCTAAAAGTACAGCTTGAGGCTAAGAAACTACAAATGGATGATGTTAAGAACCAGCGAGAGTTTGAAGTCGATATGAAAGACCTTGAGCTTAAAGAAAAGAAGATTATGGCTGAGCTTAAAATGTCTGAGGATGAGGATTCAGTCGAGCTTGTTAAGGCGCAAACAGAGCGTTTTGGTAAACAAGTGGATCTGCAATTAAAGCATCTGGATATGGGTCACAGACACATAAAAGAGAGTATCGAAACGCATCATAAAGGAGTAGAATTGCACCACAAAATAACACAACCTACACAACAGCCAAGGGCATAATGAAACATTTAGATTTATTCAGTGGAATAGGCGGGTTTGCGTTGGCGGCAAGATGGGCTCAAATTGAGACTATAGCATTTTGTGAAAAGGATGAATTTTGTAGAAAGGTATTATTTAAACATTGGCCGGATATAATTATTTACGATGATATTAAAAAAATGGATTTTACGGCGCAAGTAGATTTATTAACAGCAGGTTTTCCATGCCAGCCTTTTAGTGTTGCTGGTAAGAAAAAGGGGTTTTCGGATGATAGATACTTATGGCCTGACACACTCAGAATCATTAAACAAAGCAAGCCAAATTGGGTCATTCTCGAGAACGTGCCTGGGATTGTTCCCTGTCTTGACCCAATACTCGAAGATCTGGAAAGAGAAAACTACGATTGGCGGGCGTATCTTATTCCGGCTAGCGCAATCGGTGCGCCACACAAAAGGGAAAGGCTATGGGTTATTGCCAACAGTCACAGCGAGCGATGCTACAATAGGTCAGATTATAGGGAAAAGCGATCATTTCAAGATGACTGGCAATGGCACTTTGAGACGGTACAATCAGAATGGACACAGTTCATCCCTCAGTCTTGGAAGGCTTTTAATGCTCAAGATTGGATTATTAGCAACTCCCACAGCATCACAAGCGAGCAAACCAATACGAGAACCATCGCCGAGCAGAAAGAATGGGAAACACGGACTGGATATTCAGGACAGTATAGGGGCGCTTCATTCCAATTTAATTGGGAAAAAGATCAACCCCCAATTCCTGGAGTGGATGATGGGATACCCCATGGATTGGACAGAAATAAAAGTTTAGGTAATGCAATTGTTCCACAAATAGCGTATATTTTTATGAACATTATTAAAGGAATTAATGATGAGCAAAGAACCTACATGGAATGACTTCCACGAAGCCAAACCCGCAGAACTAAAAAGAACGTATAAGTTGAATGACACTCAACTGGAAAATTCCTATCGTAAGCATTTATATGGCGCAAGCCCATCTGAGCGCCGTAATATGTATGAGCAGCTTTATCGTAAGAATAGACGTGATGCATAAGGAGACATGCGATGCCATTAAAGAAAGGATCGAGCAATAAAACTTTCGTTAAGAACTTAAAGACTGAATTAAAAGCGGGTAAGCCAAAAAAGCAAAGTCTTGCCATCGCGTACTCTGTTAAACGTAAGGCTTCATCTAAAAAAAAATAGCTGAACCCAGATTTAGTTATTATGGACGTATGGATATTGGGAAATGTATCTATTCGTTTGCGAAAGATTTATTAAGGCAGTTAAAGAAATCCATGGAGGATGCAATGCAAGCTAAGAAACCTGTTCCCGCTAATAAGCGAGAAGTTAAGAATGAAAAGAAAGCCTTTGCTAGAACTGAAAAGACAGTAAAGGAGGTTGCTAAAGATACGAATAAAACAAGACGCAAGATGGTAAAACCTACAAAGGGCGGCAATAAATGATTCTGCAATTAAATCCTCCTATCCCTATGCAAGTACTTGGCAAAGGAGATGGATATGCAATTGCTATGATAGATTACAGCCAAGAGCATCATATACTTTGGGTTGTTGCTATGACTGATACTGGTGAAATATGGACTGTTCAAAATCCTGAGGTCAGAATGTTAAAAAATATAACAATGGGGCGATTATCATGAGTTCATGCTTATGTACAGGAGCGTGTATGCTGGGAAAAAAATGCAGTGCATATCCTAATGGTAGAAATCCTGATTGGGGATATAGCTCGCTTACACCTCCTACGTTTTCAGAAATACAGAATTTTAAAATAAAAATAAATAATGATATTGATATGATTCAACAGCAAGTTAATGCCCAAGAACATACAATAAATCACATGCAAGAAGGTATAGAGACATGTTTTGAAGTCATTGAGAAAATGGCAGATCATATAGGATATAAAGTTGATAAAAAAGTTAATCCATTCGAGTTTATTGCAGTCGATGCCAAAAGGCGCGATGATATAAGGCATATCAAAAATGCTTTATACGAATTGTATAAATGGGTTTTAGATAATGTTCAAGAAAACAAAGAGCGTTCAAAAGGAATTGAATGCTTGGAAGAGGCAGCCATGTGGCTGAATAAGTCTATTTCACGGAGGAAAGACGATGGAACACAAAAGTAAAGGCATGATTGATAATCGAAAAGTTTCAGATTCTCACCAAGAAGGTATTAGTCGCGTTATCCAGCGCAAAGGTGAGGGCGGACGTGTTGGCCAGCCTGGTAAAATGACTGGGAAAGGCCATGCGGAATGGAAGCGATCTGGTGGATCATTAACACCTCGTCGCGGTTAAGTTAAACGGATTTTAACTTTAAATTTAAAAGGAATTTACTATGGGTATTGTTCAAGCTCCTGCCGTGTTGCCAGGTCAAGTCGGCGTTCTCGGCGCTATTAAGTATATGGTAACAACTGATAATCTTGCAACCATCACAACAGCAGGCTATCTCAATGCAATTGATCTTGCAGTTAATCCTATCTTTTCATCTGATGTATTAAGTATTCAATATTCCTACAATGTGAATACTAATCACGGCACATTTGGATTATTTACTGTTTCTATTAGCAATGGTGTTATTACTTTAACTAATTGGGCAAACCCTGGTGATGTATTGTTACCCGTAGTTAGCGGCGATTTTGCTAATTTTAATGGTACAACAGGTCAAATTAAAGATTCTGGATTTTCACCATCTAATGCGGCCAAAACTAAAGTGGTCATGGCAAATGGAACAACTGTTGCAAATCATATTGGAACTTTTACAGATACAACAGGAACGCTTGGTCAAGATGCAGCCACAGCAATTAATCTAGGAAATATACAAGCAGGCGATGATACTACTAAAGGACAATTACTTGCTTATGGTGGCTCATCTAATGGTCACATTATTATCAATCCTATTGGTAATACTGGAAATACAGCAATTACAATTCAAAATGCAATTTATGGACAAGCAACTGTTTTGACTATTCCAGATCCAGGTGCGGCTACTGCTAATTTTGTTTTAGATACAACATCAAGTGGACAGACTATTTCTACAAGCACATCATCTGCAACTCCAGGTACTCTTCGTGCATTGATTGGGTCTATGACTGAATCTGCTACTACTATGACATCTGGGAATGTTGTTGGTGTTCGTGGCGTTGCAAATATGGTCGGTGCGTCTGGCGGTTTTATTTATGGAACACAAGGAAAAGTCATTGCTACAGGCACATTGTCTGGATCTGAATGGACAGCAGGCATATTTGGTCAATTAGATATATCGGCTGCAACTATCAATGCAGGTCAAGCAGCACCGATTTGGGGTGATTATGGCTCATCCTCTGGCACGCTGACTGATCAGACAGGATTATATGGTATTGCAATGACTAATACCACAGCAGCCGTTTTAGCGGGTCAATTGTATCTATATGGTGGTGCGACAACTTTAATGTTGTTAAATACAAATGCGGGTTTATCTGGTGTTACTTACTTTAAAGATTCAGGTGTAGGCGCAGGCTCTTGGGGTAATGCAACGCCTCCAACACCCAGCAAAGTATTGACAATTAGTGTTGATGGTACACTTTATTATTTACCTCTTGTGGCTCAAAACACTTAATAGGATTTTATGGACAAAGAAAGTATAGAAAAACGCCTTCAAGAAATTGAAAAGCATATTCAGCAAATTATGGCAAATTTCAATATGCTTGAGGGCGGAAAACAAGAATGTCTATATTGGTTAGACAAACTGAAAGAAAGTGAAAAAGCAGAATAGCTTTTTATAAAATTCAAGGATGAATGAATGCAGGATAATATTGCAGGATGCCGATCAATATTTTCACGTGTTATTAGCGATGCCTATCATGAGGCAATATCAAGCTGTAAGCCTCATCCTACCGATAAATATACATTGGATAGGCGTATTAAGAGAAAAAAGAAGTTACGTAAAGCATTCATTTTTACTGTTAAAATGTATCAATATGCTGATTGCAATCAATATAAACTTGACTTTTTATTAGTCAATCTATTAGTTAAAATTTATAGGGTTATTGATGTTTACCCTAATGATGTTAATGAAAAATCCTATTATGCAAGGCAATTTTTAACAGATCAAAATCCTAATTTTTGCTGGTTTTGCACGCAAATTAATGTTGATCCTTTGTATGCATCACAAAAACTGCAAAAACAGATTGTGATTTCAGATTATTATGGAAAAATATTTTTTTTACACTGTGCAAACCTATTGACAATTGAAAAGTCAATACCTATGATGAAATATATATTAAGCTGATTGCATAGGATATGTAGCAGCTTTTTATAACGAGACCCGTGCGTTATGCGGGGTATTACGGTGATGCGGTTAATAGTCCGAGACTCGTGCGTACAGCGAGGCCATACCGTTGCGGGGTTAAATAGCTAAGGAAAGCATAATGAATGAAGCTCAAGGAATGAGTCAGGATCAAGGTGTATCATCTAATCCTGGGGTAGTATCTTCACAACCGGCACAAACAAGCTCTGCGCCACAAAGCGCACCTTCGTCACATGAGGCCCCACGTGAAGAAAAGACTTTTAAACAGTCAGAAGTCAATTCACTGATAGGACGTGAAAAGGCACGGGCAATTGAAGAATATAGACGGCAACAATCGGAACAGCCTCAATATATTCAACAAAAGTATGGAGAGCAGCCTGCACAACCGCAACCCACACAGCCCCATAATCCTCTTACATCCGAGCAGGAAATTAGACGACTGGCAGCAGAGGAAGCACAACGCTTTTCTGATCAACGCTATGAGGAAGCTCAGAAACGCCATGAGGCAGAAACAGCACAAAAAGTTGTGCAAAACTTCTGGAATAAAGTCGCTCCAGGTAAAGAAAAATACCCTGATTTTGAAGCCGTCACAGGTGACATTGAATATGCGAGATTTCCTAATGTGGTGCAGTTATTAGCGGAACACGTTGATAACTCTCACGACATGCTCTACGAGCTTGGGAAAGATCGCGGGAAAATGGCAACGCTTGAAAATCTTGCCTATATGTCTCCTAAAGATGCGATCCGACAAGCGCAACGGATGTCTCAATCTTTAAAAGATAATGAGGCAGCATCTAAGACAAGAATTCCTAATGAGCCACTCAGTCGTATGCGTCCTTCTAACACTGGAACGGATAACGGTGTGATGGGCGTTAGAGATTTTAGGAATAAATGGAAAGTCTAAAATTTAACGTCTAATAGCACTTGTTAATCCGAACTTTCATGGACTGATAGTTAGGAGTATTAACAATGGCTGTATTTCCCAATAATATTTTACAACAAGTTCAAACATATCAAAGATCGTCTTTGGGCTTGTTATTAAACCTTTGTGCGCATATTAGTACTGCTAATACACGCTTTAAGGATTTCGATCAAATTCAGGCAAACTTAGGTTCAACCGTTACATTTGACTTGCCCCCTCGTTTTACAACGACTGCGGGATTGGTTGCCTCGTTTGAGCCTGCTGTTCAACGTGTATTGCAACTTGTTTGCGATCAAGCCAATAACACAAGCTTTGCTGTTACCTCACAACAACGCATCTTTAACTTGGAAAAAGGTGAAGAAGATTACATGCGTGTGTTCGGTAAATCAGCTATTGCAGAACTTGCAAACTTAGTTGAATCCAACATTGCATTAAACTGGGATTCTGGTGTTGTTAGCCAATTAGATGGTACAACCAATACATTCTCAGGCCCTTATCGTTTCTTTGGAGATGGTTCAACTGCCATTAGCTCTTATCAACAATTAGCGCAAGCTGTGATGTTATTTAAGAACTACGGCGCTGTTGCTGAGGGCATGAAAATTTATCTGCCTGATACCGTTATCCCTGCAATCGTAGGTAATGGCTTAAATCAATTCGTTCCTAATCGTAACGATGATATTGCTATGTCTTGGGAAGTCGGTGATTTTGGTACACCTCTTGTTAAATACTATCAATCGAACTTAATGCCTATCCACGTAAGTGGTAACACGGGTGTTAATGCTCAGACATTGACAGTAATTAGCACGAATGATCCAACAGGACAAAATGTCACGCAAATCACATTAAGCGGTGCTACTGCATCCGATGCTAATGCTGTATTTGCTGGTGACTTGTTCCAGTTTAAAGATGGTGTCGCAAATCAGCCCAACATGCGTTACTTAACCTTCATTGGTCATAGCCCATCGGCTAACCCTGTGCAAGTAAGAGCAACTGCAAATGCGGCTGCAAATGGTTCTGGTAATGTCACAATCAGCATTACTCCTGCACTTAACTGGGCGGGTGGTGCTAATCAAAATCTTAACAATCCTATTGCGGCTGGTATGCAATTGTTAACTTACCCATCTCACCGTTGCGGCGGTATTTTGGGCGGAGAAGCATTGTTTATGGCTATGCCACAATTACCAGAACAAAGCCCATATGATACAGCGAATGAATACGATCCCGAAACGGGCGCATCTTTACGCTTAACATATGGTTCTTTATTCGGGCAAAATCAAACAGGCATGATTTATGATGAAACACACGGTTCCGTGATTGTTCCTGAATATTCTATGCGCTTTATGATTCCATTGTCTCAAGGTTAATAAAAGATAGGGGGCTTTATTTTATTAAAGCCCTTTCTTACTAAAGGATTAAGAGGAAACACACATGACAAACCCACAAATTCAAAATGATGCAATTTACGCATTGCCCCATTTGTATCTTTCTGGATTAAGCATTTCACCCGCATCGACTACTTTATTGGCCGTTGCACCAGGTGCTGCGCGAGATTCAAATAATGTAATGGATATGGTCGTTGGTTTAACCAATTACTTTGGAATTGATAATCCTGCACTGCAAGATGTTAATTATCAGGTAGGATTATATATCAATTCTGCTGTGAATGGCGCTAATGGTTTAGATACTGGAACAATTGCTGCAAGCACACAGTATGCTGTTTATTTAATTGGTGATTCACGCAATTATAAAAACACTGCTGCTGTATTGAGTTTAACAAGCAATTATCCTGGGCCTATTATGCCAGCAGGCTATGATTCCTATCGTTTGATTGGATTTATTCAGACAGATGGTTCAAGTCATTTTGTTTATGCAACCCATAAACCACAGAACATGGCTGGGTTTTTGCAATACTTTAACTCACCTGCAATCTCTGTGTTATCAGGTGGTACCGCAACAACCTTTACAGCTATTGATTTAACTACAAATAGCGCTATTCCTACAACAACATTACCCAACGTTATTGTAGGTCTACTTGTGACATTTACGCCAGCAGCCGCAGGAGATGTTGTACAGTTTAGACCGACAGGATCATCTGCAACAGGTAATTTGCCGACCATCGTAGGTGTCTCTGCGGGTATTGCTCAATCGCAGTATATTGTGATGATTGCAGGCGTTGGATCTTCAAAACCTGAGATTGACTATTTAGTGACATCTGGATCTGATGCAGTATCTGTTTCTGTTGCATCATGGGGTGGTGTATCAAATAGTGCATATCCTGCATTAGTGTAAGTCTACACAAGGAGCGTGTGTTATGGTCTACACAGCCCAAACACTAGTAACGCGCTCTTGGTATTTATCTGGCATAGTCGCCCGTAATCTTCAAGTGGTTACGGGTGATCAGATTACCGATGGCTTAATGCTCTTAAATGCGTTACTCGATTTTAAGCAAATTGAGACGGATTTAATTCCCTATTATACCTATCTTGAAATGCCGCTTGTGGGCGGTCAAGAATTCTATTTTATGCCAAATGTGGCAGAGATAGAGCTTGCAACATTCAACATTGATGTTGTGCGCTATCCCATGGATCAAACAGGGCGTAGGGCTTATTTTGGCTCAAGCCGTGTTGATAACATTCAAACATTACCATTTAATTGGAATTTCAATCGTGGCGAAGGTGGCGGCACTTTAGGAGTCTATTTTCTTCCACAAGCAAATTACCCTCTAAAGGTAATGGCAAAGTTATTTCTAAATAATGTCACATTACAAACAGATTTAACCAATGTCTTATCATCGTTAGGCCAAGGATTTGTACAAAACATTATTGTGACAAATCCAGGTTTAAATTACACATCCGTTCCCACTGTGACAGTTACAGGAGGAGGCGGATCAGGAGTCGAAGCCTATGCTGTTGTTAATGGTGGGAGCATTACTGCTATTAACTTGGTTAATGCAGGAGGAAATTTTGTAAGTACGCCCACTGTTGCAATCACGGGTGGTGGTGGATCTGGTGCGGTAGCTCACGCTTATGTATCAAATTACAATTTTATTCAGACTAACAATGCAGGATATGACTCGTCTTATCTTGAGTATCTGCGTTATGCGCTCGCAAATTACATGTGTTCGGAATATGGCATTTTATTTAATCCAGAGTCTCAGAAAATATATGACTCCATGCGTAGGAAGTTGATATATATGAGCCCGCCGGATTTAACCATGAAAAAGTTAAGTATATTGCAGCAAGGCGCAGGGCTGAATTGGGGAGACGTGAATATTGGACGGGGTTGGAGACCTAACTAATTGATTTTATTATATATTTAATAAATTTGACATATATAAAATATACATATAGAATACGCATTCTTTTATAGGAGAATGAATATGTCAGATGAAACAATTGTTACAACAGTGCGAATGAAAAAACATACAGTAGAGCAAGTAGAAAAATTGAAGGAACTTGTTCATGCTGCAAGTTTTTCGGATATGCTAAGAAGAACCGTTGATATTAGCGATACAGTTATTGGTGCTATTAAAAAAGGCGATAGGATTATCATTGAAGATAAAAAAGGTAATCAGCGCCAAATTTTGATATCTGGGATCAATGGAGTTTTCCAATGAATCATGAAAAAGATTTTATTGGAAAAGACAAACCAATTATTACAGATAATATTACTCCAAAAGACCTGTTAGTATTTGCTAAATTAATATTATTTACATTATCGATTTTATTTGTTTTTGGTGGAATAGCTGATATGTTTAAGCCAGAAATACATATATTTGAATCATGTAAAACAATATTGCCGCCGATATCGACACTAGTAATAGGGTACTATTTTGGTAAAAATTAAATAAGTTATAAAGACCGCCAAGGAAGGCACCATGATCACAAGAGGCCAAAATTTTAAAGAGGTTCCCATAGACATTGTGGGTAGCTCTACGTTTGGCCGTTATCCGAAGATCAGCATTCAAAAGACTTACAACATGTTTATGTCGGACAACTGGTTAGTTCCTTATGCCGGTTATCAGATCGCTGTATCATCTTCCATGTTTGCAAACGGATTTGTAGGGCGTGCTTGTTATGCTAGCTCTAAACTAAACAGATTAGTTGTAGTCATTGATTCAAACGTCTATCTCGTTAATTTATTCTTTGATCAGAATCTAACACGTACGTTCGATTCATCTGCTGTGTTAATTAATGGTGGCGTACCACTACAAACTAATACTGGCGTTGTCTATATTGCAGAAAACAATAAACCTCAGATTTTGCTATCTGATGGTGTAAACTTATATTTATATGATCCATCTTTGTCTCCAACTTTTAGGGTTGTTACAGGTCTGCAATTTACGCCTGGATATATAACATTTCATGATACCTACTTTCTGTGCGCAGCAAAGCAAGATAATTTCTATTCACCGCCCGCAACAAACACATGGCGGCTATCTGGGCAAAATGATGGCCTTACATGGCTTAATAACGCTGCAAGTATCGGCTTGATACAAACGAAGCCTGACACTATTCAAGCAGTCGTTAGATTCCCATCTAAAGGCAATGCTATACTCGTGATTGGGTCGGTTGTCTCTGAGCCATGGTTTGATACGGGCGCGCAATTATTTCCGTATCAACGCAATAATCAATATAATATTGATTATGGTTGCTTAAACCCTGCTACCATTGCATCTATGGACAGCATTGTCGTATGGCTTGCGCAAAATGAGAAAAGCGGCCCAATCATTGTTTATTCAACTGATGGCTGTACGATTGAAAAAATAACGACAGATGGTATTGATTACTTAATGTCCCAATTAACTGACCCGCAAGATTCACAAGGTTTTTTATATAGACAAGACGGACACTTAATTTATCATATTAATTTCTATACAGACAATTTGTCATTGTTCTATGATTTTAATACTAAGCGGTTTTTCCATGCATCTGATGAAAATCTTAACTATTTCATTGCTGCACAAGTAGCGTTCTTTAATAACCAATACTATTTTGTTAGCAAGAACTTCGGAAGTTTATTTGCATTTGATACTATTTACACTGATTACAGTACGCAAAATGATTCTTCTGGAAATCCTATATTAAATGAAATACCAAGGTTTCGTATTTGCAAAAATATTAGGCTTCCATCACAGGAATACAGAATCATTAATGATATTGGATTTACGATTGAATCAGGTGAAACTAACTATCAGCAGCAAACATTAGGTGGTGATGCCTTATGGTTAACCCAAGATTTTAAGTTCGTCATTACGCAGGGAAGCGATGGGTTTTTAGTCACTCAAGATGGAAACTTTATAGAAACTCAAGATGGCCTTAATGTTCTAATTGCTCAAGATTTCGATTTTGATGATTTTAATTTTATTAAGTTTCAGGAAAATCAAAATACAGGATTTGGATCATTATCATTGCCTAGAGTCGATTTATCCTTGTCCTATGATGGAGGCGCTACATTTGGGCATGATATGCCTTATGTGTTAAACCCTATAGGATTGAGAAAGAATGCTCTACGCTGGTGGCAATGTGGCATAGGAAATGATGTTGTACCTCAATTTAAGTTTTGGGGATTAGGACGCTTTGTTGCAACAAATGGCATAGTGAATGCAAGACAATGACGACACAAACCAGTATACCACAAGCGATATTTCCTGATATTCCACGAGATACTCATTCTGTGGATAAGTTGGGTAATTTTACGCAGCCTTGGATGCTGGCATTTAGTTCGTTGTTTCAAGGGTTACAGAAGAACTTTAGTAATGAAGGGTTACGACTGCCTTTGCTAACGGCTTCTGAGATGGCTTCTATCGCAGCTCTTTATGCGCCATATATAGGCTCGCCATTGCCTCAGAACCAGTCAGGGGGTACTCAGCTATTCTTGCCTGATATAAGCGGCGCTATGGTCTTTGATTCAACGAATAGAGCAGCTAATGTGTTCTCTATTACATATGATGCATCAACTCCTCCTAATGTATCGACAGCAGGATGGTGGATATTATGATGACTACCTATGCAGGAAATCCTAATGGCAATGTAGGCGGTGGATTAAATTATTTATGCTATGACACTACTAATTCAATCCTCTATATTTGCACAACCGCAGGATCTGCAAATGGAACGCCTGCCCCGCAAGCAGTATGGACTAGTGTCATTGGTGGAAGCTCATTTTTACTGTTATAATGTTTTTAACTTTAGACTAAAAGGATTTAGTCATGGATTTCGGCGATTTTATTGGACAATATGGAAATGCTTCCAACTTTGGTAAAGCTGCTGGCGCGGGTGGAATTGGCGCTGGTTTATTTGGCATGATGCAAAATAATAAAAATCCTGCCGATGTTGCTATGCCTTATTTAAACAATATTCCTGGACAAATCAGTCCTTACTATCAACCCTATGTTAATGCTGGTCAAAATGCTTTAGGGACTATCCAACCTGAATTTAAAAACTTACTGGCAAACCCAGGTGGCAAACTTAATCAGATAGGTCAAAATTTTCAACAATCTCCTGGCTTTAAATTTGCATTACAACAAGCATTGCAAGGCGCAGGACATGCGGCTGCTGCTGGTGGTATGGCTGGCTCACCTGAGCATGAATTTGAGAACATGGCGCTTGCAACAAATCTTGGGAATCAGGAATATTACAATTGGTTAAAACCAGCTACAGAATTATATGGAACAGGATTAACTGGAACGCAAGACATATTCCATCAAGGTCAAATTGCATCTAAAGATCTTTCTGATCAAATTGCAAATATTTTGGCTCAAAAAGCTCAATTAGCATTTACTGGCGAACAACAACAAAATATGGCTCAAAATCAAGCATTAAATAATGTATTTGGTGGGGCTTCTACATTAGCGGCCTTTCTATAGGAGATAATTAATATGCCTATCCCAGTCCTGCAATATCAACCTGGAACACCAGAGCAAGTTAGCCCTTATGCTAATCTTATATCTAATGCTTTAAGAAATTATCAGTCTGCTGTATCAGCAAGATATGCGCCACAAACAACACAGGCAAATATTTTTAGCAAAGAATTTGAGCCTCTTGCTAGAATTGCCTCAAATCCTGTTGCAATGGCTATGATGGGAGATCAAGGCCAAGGCATTATGAATGCTATTCAACAATTGCTATCTCAAAATGGCGGTATTTCTTCTGGAGGTATTTCAGGGGGAATGACTGGTGGTGTGGGATCTACTAATACATCAAACTTAGGATCTACAGGTGGAGGCGGAGGAGTAGGAAATAATCCGTCTACTATTGGAAACGATTCACAAGAGCCTGGATTACCGCATGGAAATATACAACAATCTGCTGCTCAAAAAGCATTAGCTGCTACGCATCAACAATTAAATCCTCCAGGAATTACTTCTAATGTAGGAGGAGAGGCTCTTACGACTCCTGCAATGGGAACTGTATCAGATGCTCAAACAACAGCTAACTCTATTGCTAATTTAAAAGAAATGATTCCAGCTTATTTTGATCAAGGATATGAGTTCACGACTCCTAAAGGTTCTGCTTTAAATAGATTTAGATCGGGTGCTTCTGCCATTTCAGAAAGAATAGGAGCTAAACCCATTAGTAAAATATTAAGTGAAGATCCTGATCTTGCAGGAAGATGGAATAATTTTGAGACTGAAAAAAGCAGACTAGGCGTATTGGCTCAAAAAGTTTTTCCAACAACTAATTCTAAAGAAGGCTATGAAAAGCATATGGAAATGCTTGAATTAAGGCCTAATGATACATGGAAATCTTTTACACAGCGTCGAGATAAATTTTTAGAAGATTTGGACATTGCTGAAAAAAACGCTAAAAAAGCCATGAATGCAGGAAGTAGTTATAATGTTAATCCTGAATCGAAAAATATTTATGGCCCAAGTAACGCTATTTCTAATGAAATGAAAAAACCAATGAAACCAACTAAAAAATTACGTCCTGGCACGCAAGATACCAAGAATATTAATGGTGCTATTTTTGATAAGATTGGCGATAAATGGTACGCCTATTTAGGAGAATAATATGGCTAGATATGGTGCTGCTGTTACTGATCCAAGCTTGATTGCTGAATTGGAAGGAAATCAGCAACAGCTCGCATCAAAAACATCTATTGATATGAGTAAATATAAAGCTGTTGCTGATCCTAATATTTTGTCACAATTGAATCAATCACAAAATATTTCTAATACGCCACAAAACAGCATTTTACAACAAATATCAAATTATATGCCAAAAGCTGGAATTCCACCTACTTTAAATGTGGCAAGTGGCTTAATGTCTTTAGTTTCAAAAGATCCAGCTCAACAAAATATCATTGCTAATTTGCCGCAAATTGCCATGGGACAACAGCCTACTGATATTGAAAATGTGGAGCATAGCATAGGTAAAAATTTACCTTCTTTTGCTATACCCGAGGCAAAAATAGGTGGTTTTATTCCTCAAGCGCTGAGTCGTATAGCAGGGCAAACAGGATGGGGCGCTTTAACAAATCAAAATGCTGGAGAAGGTGCCAAGGAATATGGTGCTACTCAAGGTGGCTTAGAATTATTATCTGCTCCATTTAAAGGTGTTTCTAAATTAGCAGAAATGGTTAATCCTAGAGAATATGCTGGGAAAATAGCAGAACAAATCCGGAATTTAGCACAAGCAGGAAAGGCAGAAGCTGATCCTTACTATCAGCCCGCAAGGAAATATTTTGATAATAATGTAACTCCTACTCCTAAAAAATATCTAGAGTTTTCAAAGGAAGATAGAGCTTACTTTAATGCGCCAACAAAAAAAGCTTATAACGATTTCGTTGCAGATCCTACATTGGGAAATTTGCATAATTTTCAATCAGCAATGGGAGCACAACCTGATCTTGGTCAATGGAGAGAAGGAATAAAAAATAAAATAGCAGGATTTTTAAAACAAGATCCAAAGGCCTTAGAAGATTACAAAAAAGGTAGTGATATTATGAGAGATAAATATTACCCTTATGTATCTACTGATGAACTTAGAGATATTGCTGAGCATAAAAATCCTATCAAAGAACGTGATCCTAATGCGTTAGCGAAAGGATTAAAAAACGCTCCTATTGTAGAAAATTCAGGGAAAGCATTAGAGCCAAGCAATCATCCTTTAGTTGGATTTAATCAAAATATGCAAGATGCCCTTAATAAAGGTCAGCTTGCTCAATATGGCATACCTATGACCGTAGGCGCTCTTTTAGGCCATGCAGTCAATCCTACATTAGGATCTTTAATGGGTCATAATGTTGATCCAATGTTAGCGACATTAGCAGGAATTGGAGCTGGTGGTATTTTTGGAAAATATACCGAGCCTACTTTGTTAAGGCAGGCTCAAAATCCTATGTTAAAGTCTTACTTAAATAATATACGTCTCGCCTTACAAGGTGCAGGACGAGGAGCAGTAGGGTACAATATGTACGGACAGCAATAAGGATATTGCTTATATAAAAGGAGCCAAAGGAATGGCTATCAATACAGCGCTGCTTATAGCCGCGCCCATCCTCCAAGATTACTTTTCAGACAATGCCACAGATGCGGCAATGTCAAACGGCGTTATCACATGCTATCAAGATAATAGCCGAACTACGCTCAAAAACTGGTATTACCAGACAGGTACAGCAGGAAATTATACCTATACTCAACTACCGAACCCATTAGTTTTAAGCGCTGCTGGAACGATTACAGACGCTAATGGGAACGATACTATCCCTTTCTGGTATCCCTATAGCGAATTGGATAACTCGACCTTTCAGCCCTATTATGTCACTGTAGACAATTCAAATGGCCAACGGCAATTTACCCGACAAAATTTCCCGTTTGTCTCAAACCCTGGATCGACTAATTCATTTTTATCAACTCTTACAAATTTAGTCACTAACAATGTATTTTGGCGAAATGCAGGAAGTTTAACGCTAACTAATACTCTAAATACAAAAATATGTCCAAGCCAGCATGATGGTTTTATAGACAATATGTCTGATATGACCTTTACTAAAAATGCAACTGGCGCAACGGATACTATTACATTTACACCTTTTACAAATGCAAACACATTCCCATCTGCAACAAACGATGGCAATCCTGAGTTCTATATGAATGTTGCATGTGGCAATACAGGAACGTCAGAAACTTCAAAATATATTCAGATTCCTATTTGTTTGCATGTGGGAAATCTAAGTGGTTATACGAATGCATCAGTAAGTATATGGACTGAAAATGTCACTGGTACGCCTAATAACACTTTGAAATTAAATTTATTTCAATTTTTAGGAACAGGCGTCACATCTCCTGCTACAACTACAATAGGGACTATTAACCCTGTTGATGGGAAATGGATAAGGACTGTATTTACATTTCCATTTCCAACAGCAACCTTGCCTCCTGGTGGCCCTGGGGATGATGGATGGTTTTTGCAAATAGAACTTCCTAAATCTGTTAATTACAGTATGAATATTGCAAAACCCTCTATTTACTTAAGCAATGTTGTTCCAATTAATGATTTACAAACGTATGAAGTTGTTAGCGGAACGATTGATTCACCGCGTACAGGTGATATTAGAACGTCTATAAATACATACTCGCCTTATGGGTGGGTAGCAATGAATGATGGAACAATAGGAAATGCTTCCTCTAATTCAACGCGAGCTAATATAGATACATGGCCATTATTTTCTATGATTTGGACTAATGTAGGAGCAACAAATGCTCCTATGTTTACAAGTGCGGGAGCCCCTGTCGCTTATGGTATTTCTGCAATTGCAGATTGGAATGCAAACAGAAAAATATCATTAACCAAAACTCTCGGTCGTTCACTAGCATCTATAGGACTTGCAAGTTCAGGAAGTGTTAAAACATGGACGCTAGGTGAAACAGGAGGCACTGATACACATACATTATCACAAGCTGAATTACCTAATGTTAATTTAACATCTACAGGAAATAATATATCAACAGATGGTGGAACAGGTGGTTCAGTAGGAGCAGGAAATGGAGACAATTCATTAGGGCAATTCTTTGTAACTGTACCGTTAGGCGGAAGCGGAACAGCATTTAACATTGTCGATCCTGTCGTACATTACAACGTATTTATGAAATTATAAGGATATAATTTTATGTCAACTAAGCTTAATTTTGCTCGCGATGTACAAGGGTATAACTCTTATGCGCCTTCTCCATCAACTAATATGTTTAGTGCAACATTAGCATCCGGTGGAAATGCAACTATTACATTACCCACTAATGCACTCACATGGATTGTTGCATTTTCATATCAGCCAGGGAGCAACCTCTGGGTTAGGGTAAATGGGTCAGCCGCAGCACCTGCTGGAGCAACTTTTGCAGCGACAACATCAGAATTAAATCCTGGAGCAAGATTAATTCCAGCATTTAAACCAGATGGAATCACTGCTAATACAATTAATATATTAAATAATGGAGCATCAAGTGCTGATGTTTGGGTCGGTCTTTATGCTAACTCGTAACGATGAGCCATTGGGATTAGCTCTAAATTTTGCTACAGACACTAATTTTGATTTTGCTGTAGATAGCATTTTTACAAACGTTGATGGAAATAGTTCTGGCATTGTAGGAAATGAATTTTTACTTTTAGAAGGCGATCCATTTGGCCTTTTAGACGGAACTATATTACTTTTGCTTTAAAAAGGACATACGGACATGTCAAAGAATATTAATCAGATTTTTATAGCTAATCCTATTACAAGTAATGCTAGTACAGATTTAATGTACTTTGGGCAATCGCCTTATGGCGTTGGTAATGATGCTGCGATGACTTATGCTAATTTCTCAGCGCAATTTTCATCTAAAACTTTAACAAGTGCTCATTTCTTTGTAGGTAATGTTTCAAATGTTGCAACCGATGTTGCAATGTCAGGTGATGCTGCATTAGCTAATACTGGTGCTGTCACAGTTTCTAAAATTGGTGGTGTATCAATATCACTAGCAGGATCATTTACGACATCAGGTGCTTTTGCTGTTACACAGACGTATACAGGGATAACAAATGTTACTTTTCCAACAAGCGGAACACTTGCAACTACTACTGGAACGGTAGCGAATGCCACAAATATTGGAATTACAGATGATACAACTACAAATGCAACGATGTTTCCTGTTTGGGTTACAGCAAATACAGGATTTTTACCTGCAAAAGTAACTAGCACAAAAATGACTTTTAATCCAAGCACAGGTGCTTTGATTTCAAGTGTGATAGGAGCTAGTTCCATATCAAGCTTTGTTCCATCTACAACACTTGAAAGTGCTACTCAAGCTGGATCAAATACTATTACATCATCATCTTATGTAACAAGCGCAACATCTGGCGCACGATTTATTGGTCAGCATGCACGCAATACTTATGCATCTCCTGTTGCATTGGCTAATAATGACATTATTGCTACTTTTGGTTGCCAAGGCTATGGCGCAACTGCATTCTCATCTTCTGCTATGGCTTATATAAAAATGTTTGCAGCAGAAGCTTGGAGTGATACCGCACAAGGTACAAAAATAACTATCGCAACAACACCCAATACAACTATCGTACCTGTTGATGCTATTACAATAAGTAATGCTG